ATAATCCCCTGCGGATTGTGTTATACTTCCACCAACAGCTAGGGTACTTGCCATATCCACAGCACCGTCAATGTCAACGACATCTAGATTAGTTGTACCAGCTACATCAATAGCCCCACTAATATCTAGGGTAGCTGCATCTAGCTCACCTGTAATTGTTAAGTTACGTAATCCAGTATAATCTTTATTAGAGTCTAATATCACTGCCTTAGATGCTACGGCTGTACCAATAGCAGTAGAACCAATGTCTAAAGCGTTAAGTTCACCTACGACTGCTGTAATACCATCTAGGGCGTTTAGTTCTTCAGGCGTAGAAGTAATTTGTGTATTACTTGCTGCAGCTAATACAGGAACTGTACCCGATACGTTAGGTAAAGTAATTGTTCTATCACCCGTAGCATCAACGGATGTTAAAGTTGTTTCGTGTGCATCAGCAGTAGCACCTTCAAATACAACAGCATTGTTAGCACTCATAGTAACTGAGTCTACAGTACTAAGTGTACCACTAACAGAAATATTAGTAGCAGAAAGAGTTCCTGTGCTTGGATTATATTTTAAATCACCATCTGATTCTAAACCTAAGTTACCACCATCTAAGTCTCCACCGGCTGTAAAAATAAGTGCGTTGTTTTCGTTTGTGTTTTCGTTATCTGTAATAGTAACTGTTGTAGCTAGTGTAGCTATTGCTGCTGTGCCTGTAGTATCTTGGTTAAGTGTACCAACTGTAAAGTCTAAAGTATTGTCTGCGTCTTGGTAAGCTACTGCAATTCCTGATTCAGTATTACTTGTAACCATAGCACCTACAGTATCAGAAATAGTTTCTGCTAAAGTAACTCCTGCTATTGTTATAGCATCAGCTTCTAATGTTCCGTCTATGTCTGCATTACCTGAGATATCAAGTGTAGCTGCATCAAGTTCACCAGAGATTGTAATATTTCTACCACCTGTAATGTCTATGTTTGCATCAGCTATAAGAACTTTACTTGCAATGACTGTGCCATTTGTAATGCCATCTATAAGGTTAATGTCTGCTGCACTTGCAGTAACTGCTGTACCATTTAAAGATAGAGCATCTGTTTCAAGCGTACCATCTATGTCTACGTTGCCTGATATATCTAAACTAGCTGCTGTTATTTCACCACCAACTACAAGAGTTGTAGCCATGTCAACTGCACCATCTATGTCTACTACATCTAAGTTTGTAGTACCATCTACGTCTAGGTCACCATTAAAGTCTACATTTTCTGCAACTGCAAGAGTTGCACTCATAGTTACAGCACCATCTATATCTGTTACATCTAAGTTTGTAGTACCATCTACGTCTAGGTGACCATTAAAGTCTACGTTACCTGCTACAGCTAGAGTTGTAGCCATATCAACAGCTCCATCTATATCAACAACATCTAAATTAGTTGTACCATCAACATCAATGTTTCCAGAAATGTCTAAGCTTGTACCAGTTAGTACACCTGTAACACCTAAAGTTCCTGCAATGGTAGCATTTACATCTACGTCTAGCGTATCAATGTGTGCAGTTCCGTCTATATATAAATCTCTCCATTCTTGTGAAGAACTACCAAGGTCATATGCACCATCATCATCAGGTATAATGTTTGAGTCTACGTCAGCACCAAATACAACATTGTCTGCTGCAGAGTCACCTAGAGTAAGCGTACCACCATTAAAGGTAGTTGTTCCTGTAACTGTTAAGTTTCCACCTACAGCTACGTTACCTGTAGTAGTTATTGAATCTATAAAAGCATCTTTAAAATATAGTGAGCTTGTTCCTAAGTCTAAGTCACTATCAGCATTAGGTACTAAAGCACCATCCTGTAGAACCATTTGTTTAGCTGCTGCACTAGAAACTTCTACATAGAACTCCCAAGTGTTACTAGATACTTTTATTTTATTTAAAAAATCTAAGTCACCAATCGTATGAATGTTTCCACCTTGGGCTACTGTTCCATCATGTCTATGCCCAGTAGCACTAGCACTTGACGCACTGTACACAAAAGCATTTAGTAATTGATTGTATTCGTCATTAAATAAAGAAGCAGTAATAGTATCCCCATCTGCTATTGAACTTTGTCTAGTATATGTCTGTGCCATTTGTTGTTATCTCCTGCCTGAAGGTATGTAGTCTACGTATAGACCATTAATTGTATAAGATGGTTTTGTGTCATCACTTATAAAAGTAAAATTGTTACTGTGTCCACTTCCCTGTAAAGGTACTCTAATAAGAGGATTGTTACTTCCTCCAAAAACTGTTGATGCAAATTGTCCTTCACCAAATATAGCCGGAGCGTTTATCACACCTAAATCAACCACACCAGTAGGTTGTGGTATGTTACGATTTCCATAATCAAATCTAATTTTTATATTTGGTTCTACTACACCTTCTGCTGCTGCAGAAACTTTCATATAGTGTAAAGTTTTTAATGTTCCTAAATCTCCGTAATCGTAGTCGGGTGTTGCATAACGAGCTAAAATATTTGTACCATCAAATGAATTGCCTGAATCGTGTTTGTATACATAACCATTTGTATTCCCATGAAAGTATTCTTCAACACCTGATTCATTAAATGCAGAACCTATTTCTGTAACTTCTAATCCTCTTGTTTCAGACCACTCAAAACCATTAGGTCTTAGTGTACCTATTATACCACGTTGTTGGTTTTCGTCTGTAAGAATGTCTGAATAAAATAATCTGTATTGAGATTTGTCTCTTATTACAACACTACTAATAGTAAATTTATCAATGGTACTAGCCAAAGCTGTAAGCAAAGGTTGTATAGATTTACTTACTGTTCCTAATTCAACGTCACCAATTCTTGCTGTACCGGCTACTGTCCTTAAACCATCTGGTGCTAAAAATATTAAGTCACCACCAATCTCTTGAATACTATAACCACTCATGCAACCTACGTTCTCGGCTACAGGTACGACAGCTATTGTTGAAGTATTATTTATATTTATAAGCTTGTAAATACTGTTCTCACAGAATATAAATAAATCCTCACGGAAACCTCTAATGCCTACAATCTGGTCAGATATAACTATTGCTCCTGAACCACTAGAACTAAAGTCATCTATATCATTATTGACACTATAGTAGACTGTATTAAGATTATCTTCTACTCCTGCAGCAATTAAATGATTGTCATGTATTGTAACATGTGTAACATGCTTTGTACTATTGACTGTTATTTCAGCACCAAAAAAAGTACGAGTATTAATATTTGCACCAGTGCCTTCCATTCTAAAAGCATAAGGTTTATTAGCTCCATCGGCTACTACAATCGTACCATAATCGTCAGTAGCTGCTTCGTATAAAGCAAAACTTATTTGCCCTTGTCCTGTTCTAGCTAAAGCACTACGTCCTGTAAAGGCTGTGTGGTCATCTCCACCACTGGCAACAGAACTTCTGCTGACGTTTAACCAACTGTTCCCATCTTGACTAAAGAAAATTCCAGTACTTGCACAGGCTATAACACCATCTGCGTAAGGAATAACTCCTAGTATATTTGTTATGCTGCCTGTAACTTGAGCACTTCCAAACTGAGTAAATCCATTAATACGTCTGTATCCACCCTCAATAGAAACTTCAAAGTTACGAAGCTCCTGAGCAACTCCCGGAGTTTTAAGAAGGTCTATAGCATTAGTAGACTTGACTAGTCCACCTGAACATGCTACTGTATAGGGTTGTGATGCAGGCATTCTTAGAAGTATCTCCTATCATCCGATATATAAGCCGGAGTAGGATTAATTAAATTAGACTTCATGTGTTTCATTCCTTTTTTATAATCGTCTAAAGCAAATGCTGCTTGTTGTGGGCTATCTTTAAACTGCCACACGTAATATCTAGTTCTTGCTGTTATTACATTAGAGTACTGGTCAGGGAATACTATTTCATCTCCATGAGCTGATAGAGCTGTAGGTTTGTCAAATGCATAAAAATGCACATTGTAAACTTTATCAGGTATAGGACTTAAACCAAACTTGCGATGATCAGGACTTCTAATAATATAATTAGGTTCTCCCCAATTTTGAGAATCCGCATCATCAGCATTTTCTAAGTCTCGTAAATAACTTTTCCAATCTTCTAATGTAATAAAAGTTAAACCACTTGAAACATAAGGTGCTGTTTCTCCGTTAACTCCTATTGTAGTAATATAAAAATCATCCCAATCAAGAGATGAATAATCAGTAGTTATACTAGAACTCC